TGGCGCCCTGGTAGATTTTGGCGTTCATACCGAGAATGAAGATTGCCATGTCCGTGGCCTCCCTATGCCTTGATGCTGTTGGCCCACATGGCCGGCAGCTTCGGCTTCTCGCGCTCGAAGGCCGGTCCCATGAATGGGCGCGCCGCGATCTTGATGCGGCGCTTCCTCCGCCTTCTTCGCAGGCCCTCGACCACCGTTGAGGTCCCGCCGTATTCGAGGGCGTGTGGTGCGTCGCCCACCTTCTGGTTCAAACGTTGCGGTCCGATGACCACGCTGCTGCGGTCGCGGTCGTAGCCGAAGAAGATGAACCTGCGCAGCAGCCCGGTGTGCGAGCTCGGCGGCTCGCCCGGTTTGCTGACCCGCTTGCGCTTGCGGATGCTGTGCCGCGCGCTCGTTCGCACGAACGCGCCGAACCGCGACAGCACCTTCCGCGTCGCGCGGTCCACTCCGCGGGTCACCGCCTTGCGGTCGAAGAACATCTTTTCCGTCACCATGTGGATCATGTGGTCATCATCCGTAGCGTCAGCGTCAGCACGCTGGTGAACTGCCGCAGCTCGCCCAGGTGCTCCTGCGAGTAGATGGGCGTGTTCTCCGTCTTGACCCACGCCGCGTCGCCGAACTGTCGCGTGGTCCGCACGAACTCCGCGATCTCCTGCACGAGGCCCATCAACTCGTCGAGCTCCGCGTCGTCGCCGGTGGCCAGTTTCTTCTGCACGCCGATTTCGATCTGCACGTCGCTCTGCGCCACGCCGCGCCCGGCAGTGATCAGCTCTTGGCCCTTGGGCACCACGGTGACGTGCAGGTCCTTCATCTCCTGAAGGTCGAACGCCGCTCGATACGCGCGCTCGGCCGTGAACGGCTGACTGAAAGTCTGGTTGTTCAGGGCCGCGACGACGGCGTCCGCGATGTCTGCAATCAGTGCCACTACGTTCCCCTCGCTGCGACAAGAGCATCTGCCAGCCAGTCAACAGCGGCCATCTCGGTCGTGTCGAGCTGGTCGAGCACGTCACGCATGGGCATGCCGCCGTCGACCGACGCCTTGACCGATTGGGCCGTTACCGCCAGGCGCGATCCCTCGATAAAGGCGGGTCGCTTGTCGTCCGGCACGGCGTTAACGCGGTCGATGTGCGCCTGCGCGGCCGCCCGCTGTTCGGGCGTCATGGCATCCAGCCGCGCCTGGCGCTTGGCTTCGAGATCAGCCTTTCGCTGCGCCGGGGTGCGGTTCAACCGGTCTTGCACTTCCTGCGGGATGTTGGGATTCAATGGGGGCATTGTTCACCTCACGCGACGAGCGCCTTGCTGAAGCCGTACGCGCGGTCCAGCACGAACACGGGGTTGTCGTTGAAATCGAGGATGCGCCCTTCACGGCGGAACATCACGATCTTCCCGCCGCCGGTCATCTTTCCGCCGACACGGATGTCCTTGTAAACGTTCATCAGGGCACCGCTCATAACGTACAACAGCCCCGTGCTGGCGATGCCGAGATAGCCGAACACCTCGCACAGGGAGCCGAACGACATGAAGAACGTGCCGTACGCGAAAGACGCACCGCTGTCCTCAATCGTGAACACCGTGCCGTTGTCGTAGATACTCAAGTACCCGCCGTTTTCGATGCTGAAGTCGTCTCGGATCGTGGCCTGGCTGCTGAATTCGACGTAGCACGTGCCATAGATCTGTACCGTGCCACCGACCTCCAACGTCAAGAAGCCGGAACTGAACAGGTCCGTAAGGCTCCCCGATTCCAAGGTCATCTGCCCCTGGATGATCACCGTCCCGCTGGAGGCAAGGTAGAAGTTGGTCGTGACCGTCAGCGTCGCGCCGGGATCGATGGTCAGTTCGGCCGCGCCATAGATATAGAGGTAGTTGCCTTCGACGATCAGGCTACCGAGGACGAGGACCTCGCTGTTATAGGCGCTGAGCGTGCCCTGAATCCTGAGCGTACCGCCAGCCAGCACGGAAATGAGGCGCCCCGAGCCAAGCGTCGCGGACTGGCCGGACGCGAACGTGACCTCGTGCGTGGCGGCAATGACGACGTCGTCCACGCTGAGATTGGGAACGGCGCCCTGATCCCAGGTGGTAGCGCTTTGCCAGCTGCCAGTCTGGATGCTCGTAAAGACGGCCACGACTGCTCCTACGCAAAAATCCGGTACACGACGCCCTGGTTGTTTACGACCACCCGCACGAACACCTTGTTCGCGTCATCGATGCGGATGACGACGCCCTCGTAGTTGCTGGGAAGGATCGGGATGTTCTGCCCAGCGGAGTCGCCGATGAAGCACGGGGCGGTGTTCTGCGGGTTGCCGTTGTTGTCCACGCGGGCCCCAATCCACACGAACCGGCACGGCGTGGACGTCGCCACCAGCGCCTGCGGCGTGGCCGCGGAGGGCACGGTCTTGGTTCCCCCGATGAACGAGGCACATCCGGCCACGTCGAACAGCGGTGCGCCATTCGCTCCGACTTCCACGTCCAGCGAGTTGAGCCAGCGCCTCGGCACCTCAGCCTCCAATCACCAGCTTCCAGACCGCCGCGACGGCCAGCGAAAGCACCGACGCGGTGATGATCCACAACAGCTTCGAGCGCACGGCCTCGGCCGATTCCAGCCGGTCGAGCCGAAGCAGAATCCCGAGCCTGCCGTTTCCGCGAATCGCCTCGTCGAGGCGGTCGAGCTTGGCGTGGATGGCCGCGAACTCGCGATGGCATGCGCATTCGTATTGACCGTTGTCGCCGCTCACGGTGTTTCCTCATCAACCTGCTTGGCGTGAATCCGAAGCATCTTTCCGTGCGGGTCCGAGGGCCGGTAATGGCCCGCACCACCGAGGTCCAGTACCTCGAAGATCAGCACTTTCGTGCCGCTGGACACGCGAATCCGATCACCGACCTGCGGCTTGGTGATCGCAGCGCCGAGTACGAGCGCCTCGGCCGAGACGATGAAGTCCGTGGCCTTGGCCTGCACGATCACGCCGGCCTCGTCGGCGACCTCATAGGTCGTGGTCCCCAACGTGGCAGCGATGTCGACCGAGTCGACGCCGCGCTGATACGTCACGGTGCGCGACAGGTGCGTCTGCCGCATCCCGTCCAGCCACGCGGTGCCTTGTTCAAGCAGGTCGACCATCAATTACGCGCCGAGACTGGGAGTCACGAGAACCCGTACTGTTGGATCAGCAGCTGCAGCCGGACGCACCGTCGCACCGAGCGGCTGATTGGGCGCAGTAGGAGTCGCCGTCGCTACTCCCGCAATGGGGTCCCAATAGACGGATTCTCCGAAATCTTCGACGAAAGCTACGCCGGCTTCTTTCGGAAAATCAATAATGCCTCTGACTCTCAGCGCACCGAGCGTGTTGGCCGGGATCGGCTTCATAGCCACACCGATCAGGATGCCTTGTGCCACCACATCACCGGCAGCCAGGTCGACACCGGGTGTGTAGTCGATGCTGTCACCTTCTTGTACGAACGTTGCCATGTTGGATCACTCCTTTGATTGCAAGGCCTACGCCTCGCCCTTGCTCTTGATCCCGCCGCGCGGCTCCTGAAGCGCGACGCCGAAGTCGTGGTAGCCGCGCATCTGCACGCCCAGCACATGGAAGTCAGCCTCGGCCGTTTCGATCGTGGGCGACTCCTGACCATTGAGGAACGCGACTTCGATAACCGGCAGGTCGGTCGGGTCGGCCAGCAGATACCACGCCTTGTCCGAGAACCCCGTGTACTGCGTGTTCGACAGGTAGCGGCTCACCTCGACGCGGAACTTGCCCGCGTGCGGGTTGGCCACCGGGTATTTCGTCGAAGCCGTCGTGTCGCGGATCTCCAGCGACTTGAACAGCATCGTGCCCATCGCGCTGAGCGCCGTGGGCACCAGGATGACCTGCGGCATGATGCCGACCGGCTTGCCGTCCGGGTCGACCTGCTCCAGGAAGGCGACCTCGGCCTTCGTCAGGCCGTCGATGCTCAACACCGTGTCGGCGCCGGTCAGGTAGTTGTTGTTGCCGGCGGCGAAGAACGCCGCGTTGTTCATGAAGACCGACCAGAAGACGTCGTTGATCTTCAGGCCCGAGCCGCGACCGAGCTTGCGGGGCACCGTCGTGATCGCGCCGAGGTCGTCGTTGATGATGTCGCGGCGGTCGATGGAGAGCAGCAGACCGTACGTGTCGGCCTTGTTGGTATACGCGGTCTCGCCGAGCGTCCCATGCTTGAGTTCGCCGCCCGGGGCGACCTTCTCGTACTGGTCCTTGCCGACCAAGCGGTAGCTGGTGACGGTCTTGAAGTCGCTGACGTTGCGGACGGACGTAATGTTCCGCCACGTCCGCTCGACGCTGAAGAAACCTTCCAACAAGAACTTGTTGGCGACGTTGCTGAGGATCCCGCCGATGTCGATCGTCGAGAACGCGGCCTGAATGTTCTGGCCGAACGCGAAGCGCAGCACGCTGCGGCTGTCGCGGAAGTTGCGACCGGTGTACCCGTTGGCCCACGCGGCTTCGAGCAGGAGCTCCTGCAATCCGATGCCGCCTCGAAACCGCTTCGACGCCGCTTCGAGCGTCTTCTCGTCGTAAAGCTCCTCGACCTTGGCAGACTTCCCCGTGAGCATGCACGCCGCTTCCAGGACCTGGCCGCCCATCGCGTTTTCGACGGCGTGAATGGCCGGCGCTTTGGGGCGCGACGCGCGCAGCTTCTCGAGTTCGGTCTTCTCCTCGGTCCAGCCCTCGGCGATGGCCTGCTCCTCGATCTGGGGGAACTTGCCGGCGCAGATGCGCCGGATGGCGCCGATGCGCTTCGTTTCCGCGAGGGCCTGAGCGCGGAGTTCGCCAACGGGGTTGACCTGGGTGTCAGGCGAGCCAGCGGACGGGTTGGCCTCCGTGCCATTCCCGTCCGCCTGCGTATCGCGCGTCGGCTCCGGCGCCGTCGTGTCGTCGGTCTGCGTGACCTGCGTATCGTTCGTGTCAT